TCTCTAGGAACAAATAGTCCTCCATTTTCAAAAACAATTCTGCCTAATATTTGATCACCTTTCATTTCATCTACAAAAACGGTTTTTTGATTTGTAGTATATTTTAATTCTCTTTCATATCCTTGATCTTCATCGAAATAATATATTTCGCTTGATTTCATAGAATAGCTCAAAGGTCTTGCATCGTCTTTTAAGACATACATTCTGTCTTTTATAACCCAATCGTTTTTCTTTTTAACAATTGGTTTTTCTACTTTTATTGTTGATACTACTTCTTCAGAAGTACCTACTGTATTTTGTTTTTTTGCCATGATATAATATAATATAATAAGTGTAATAAAGAGTAAAAATTACCCTCATCCAAAGGACAAGGGTAATTATTAAATAAATGTATTAACCTTTAATCAACATGAAGTTATTAGCTCCTTGAGTAACTAAACATCTTTCAGAGAGGTAATGTACTTCCATTACATCTTTTCCAGAAGTTTGTGCTCCAACAGAACCAGTAACCCAAGTCTTCATCTTGCGATCATCAGTTTCAGAAGATCTGTAACGTACATGTAGGAAAGGACGAGTTAAGTTCTTACCTAGCTGCTCATCATATACAGATGAAACACCAGCAGGAATAACAACTCCTCTAATGGCTCCAGTATTTGAATCATTAATAAATCCTCTAGTTCCTTGATCGTTCAAGTATTTCCAATCAGACTTGTAAAAATCATAAGATCCTCTACGGAAACCTGAGAAACCAAGATTCAACGCCATGTCCTCGCTATTGCTGAATACTCCAAAAGAACTACCAGCTGCATAAGCGCTGTTAATGCTTCCTAGCATGTCATCAATTTTAAGAGCTGTAGGTCTATTCAAAAACATCATGTTCTCTTCAATAGCACCATTTTTATCAAACGTGGCTAACATAGCATCAAACTCAGCAAAGTTAGTTGCAGGTGTTCCAGAATCAAGACCATCTGTTACATGACCACGAGATGTGATAGCAGAAAATAATCCTTCAGTACCAAAGCCTTTAGCAGCTCCGTTAATAGAACCATCAGCAGTTGAATTACCTTCAACACCTTTAACAGATTCCATCATTGACATTTCTAGATAATCAGCAAATCTTGCTCTAGTATCACCTTCAGCTTTCAAATACCATAAGTATCCTGACTGACCTTCTTCTCCAGTAACTTCAACCCATCCAATAGCAGACGTATCAGATCCAGAAACTTCATAAAAATCCTTTAAGATAATATGCTTGTTGTTTAGTGATTTGAACTGAGGAGCGTTAGCAACTGATCTGCCTTCCTTACCTTTTCCAAATTCTGAACCATAAACAAGTATTTGATAATTTCCTGCACCTGCATCCGCTGCAAAAGCAAAGAATTGAGTTGTATAAGAAAGAATAGTAACAGCAGCATCACTTACAGCTGAAACATAACCGTTAAACTGCTTGTTTTGAGTTTTACCACCTACAAGAACTTGATCTCCTACTCTAATGCCGTGTGCTGCTCCAACGGTATTACCATCTACGTCATTTACAATAGTAAAAACGTTAGCGTCATCAGCTGTTTCATTAGTAGCCGTGTAAGCTAGGTGTAATCTACCTTGCTCAGACCATACGACTTGATCAGATTGTGAGGATTCTTCAGCTCCTACTTGACTTAAAAAACCTGAAATAGTCCTATTACCGTATATTTCAGCTTCTTTTTCCATCAAATCAGGTAGATACTGCTGCGCCCAACCTTCATTAGCGGTCGAAGCTAGATCTAAATAATTTGTTGATAATGTTTGTTTGCGTGGTGCCGTATCTGGACCACTTGCACTTGTAATTGCCATAATTGTTTTATTTTATTTTTTAATTTTAAATTTTAATTTTGAAGAATCATTACCTAAAACTTTAAACTTAAATCCATCAGTGCTAGTAGAACCAGCAAGACCTTGTCTTGGATTCATGTCTATATTCTTAGACTTTGAGATACTTTCTTTCAAAGCATCTGCTTTACCTTGCTGATAGAAGTGGTTTGCGATAGCATCTGGATTCATTGCGGTAAACATAGACTTGTGATAACCCTTAGCATCTGACATTTGATTCTTTTCATTTAGAAACTTTCCAATAAAATTACCAATGTCGCTTTGGTCTGTCTTAACTTTACCAGCATCTTTAACATTAAATCTATATTTTTTTTCACCCACGTTATATTCAAAACCTTTGAATTTATCGGAAAAAACCTCATTGGTTTTTCTATGAAATACAGACTTTTGTTCTTCAGCTAACTTCGTTGTTTGTTCAGATTCCTTATTGTAACGATTAAAGAAATCAATAGCTTTTTGCTGTTCAGGTGCTAACTTAGAACCCATTTTGATTTCTTCATAATATTTAGACTTTTGCCCGTCTAGATGGCTTTTAGCATTAGCGACTTGCTCTTTCAACGCTAATTTTTTTCTTTTAATATCTCTTTCATCATCTACATCTTCGTCCCACAAAAAAGAATCTTCCATTAAAAAGTCTATCTCTGCATCATCTAAATGAGGCTTTGTAGATTTATAAAACTCTTTTAGCAATTGTGAATCTGAATGCGATGAATAATCTTGATTTAATCTAACGTAGTCTTGTAGATCTCCTCCAGTTTCTTTCATGAACTCAACTACTTTTTGTATGTTTTCAGGTAGCTCTTCCCCAGTTTGTTTTTGTTCTTCAACAGCTTCATTAACTTCATTAGTTAATTCTTCTGCTTTTTCTTCAACCTCTTCTTCTGTTATCTCCTCGAGAACGCTGTCTTGTTCATCTTTGGAAACTTGTTCTTCACTTTCTTCTGAGACTGAACCTTTGGTTGTGGTGTCTTCGCCCACTGGTTGTTTTTCTGATCTTGATTGTTCATTTTGTTTTGTTTGTTCTTCTTCTTTATTAATCACATCTTCTTGAGATTTATTAACTTCTCTAAGATCTATTTTAGTAACTTCATCTTTTTTTAGTTTCATAGAAGGTTTTTTATTAACCTTTAAAACAGGTTCTTCTTTAACCTCTACTTGTTCTTGTTTATTTTCAGTTGTAACTTCTACAACCTCTTCTAATTGTTCTTTTTTCTTAGCCATAATATAATATAATAAAAAATGTAAAAATAATTACCTAGGTTCAAACGAACCTAAGTCAAAACCACCCAATGTATCATTACCTGATGATTCAAAATTCTTAGGAGGTTTTTCGTTTTTTCTTTGATCAATCAACTCTGATTGTTGACTGGCTTGTATCTTAGTTCTTTTGTCTTTTCTGTCTTCTTTTTCTTTTTCTTTACCTTGTACTGATTGAACCTCCATTTGCTTTAACTGCATGTTCATTTGAAACTCTAATTGCATCAGCTCTTTTTTAGCTTGAATTTCAACCTGCATTTTCTGCATGTCTAGTTGTGACTTTAGCTTTTCCAATTCACTATCTATTTGAATCAATGCTTGCTGCTTTTTAACCTCTGATTGCGCAGCTGCTTCTTGTTGTTGAGCATTTGCTTGAGCCTGAGCTTGAACGTTTTGTTGGGAAATCTCTTGATCTTTCTTTTGTTTTTTCTGTCTTCTTAATTTAAGTAATTGATTTGCTAATTTAATGTTATTTATTTCTCTTAAATCTATAGCGTCTTCTAAATCAATGGTTTTTTGTTGAACAGCTACTTGAATATTATTTTCAAGCATTTGCTTTTCTTCTTCGTCTGGTTTTAGTTCTATGAATATACCAAAGTCGTGAATATGTAAGTTAGACATTTCTTCTAACGTAGCAACGTTATGAACACCTATACTTTGTATAAAAGCCTCTCTTGTAGGAGAATACTCTATTATGTCTGATATTCTTAACGACAAACACTCTGCTAGCTCGGAAGTTAAATGAACTCCACCTTGAAGTATATGTCTTGTTGCTGTATTTGAGTTTGCTGCTGCTAGCTTTTGTACACCTACTAATGCTTTAGGGTCAGGTGTGCTACCATCTCTAGCTTCATTCAATCCAGTTACGTCTCTTATCATTTGTAGATAATAATTATACGTCTGAATAAGTGTCTGCATTTTTTGACCACCACTACCACTAGATATCTCTTGAATTGGAATCTTACCTGGATTCATATCACCGTCAGATGTTAGTGATCTACCTATAATACTACCAGTTTGAAAGAACATATTAAGCGCTTCCTGCGGGTTGTAGTTAGTCCCATTACCTAAATCAACTTCTGCTATACCATCAGCATCTAAGTAAACACCATCTGGTATCATGCGAGATAAAACTTGCTGTAGCTTTAAATGAGTTAATTGAATCATATCAGCAAAGCCAGTTATTCTGCTTACTAGTGATTCTATTTTGCCATTATACATTCTAGGTGCAACAATACTGTAATTCATTTTTACTTTAGTATTGTCACTCTTTGGCCTCATCATGTTCTTAGCCATTTCCCACTTTAGTAACTTCTTAGTACCAAGTATTAAAGCTCCTTCGTATAACACTTCTAATGATCTAGATACTTTTTCAAAGTTTTCATCAAGTACTTCTGTAGGAGGATTAAATTGATCATCTTTTATTAGTATTTTACTAGCTCCAGTGCTAGTTGTTTTAACCTTATAAACCTCATTCATGTAGGTCTTATAGTTAAAATACAATACCTTTATTTGGTTAGAATCAGAGTTATCACCGTTTAGGTTAGCTCTACTGTACCCACGTTTTTTAGAACTTGGTTGTGTTGTTATTTCTTCTAAATCCTCAGTTGTTAGATCAGGAAATTGTTTTTTTAATTCATTAATAGGTATTGTTTTTACTTCACCAACATAATATATATCTTCAAACTCTGGTGATTCAGTATATGAATATACTAAATTAGCAGGATCCACGTATTCTACTTTAACACCTTCTGATTTTGAAAACGTATTTTTAACAGCACCTATACCTATAACAGTTAAATCATAGTTTATTCTTTTTCTAATAGAATTGTACTTGTTTTTGTTAAGTAAAACGTTTATAGCTTGCTCTTCAGCTAATTCTACGTTTTGCTTATATGACAATTGCATGTGCAACTCTAGTTCTTCCTTAGAATCTGGAAGTTCATCTTCTGGTGTTGATGAAAGATTTATATTAAAGTTTTGTCTAAAAAAATTATCAAAGTTTTTTAATCTCATGTCAGTCAATATACTTTCCATATATTCTGTCCTCTTGCTAACTCCATAAGGATCTTGAGAATAAGCTTTTATATCAAACGTTCTTTCAGATATACCATTAACAACAATATCAACAAACTTAGGTATTATAGGTATTGGTTTCCAGTCTAAATTAAGATAAGACAAATCACCATTTATAGATAACTCGTCTTTATATTTTTGTGTAGACTGCTCTCCTCTAGCATATAGTCTAAGTCTATGATAACTTGTTTCGTTACTTTTAAATCTATTTCCTCCAGACTCAGTGTCTATCCATTCAGACTCTATAGCTTGGCCTACCTTTAGACCATATTCCATACTTACCTTCTCTAAATCGCTAACTACTTGACTAGGAAATAAATTACTACTAATTGAATGAGCCATATTTTTACTTTATTATTGTTGATGAATTTCCTTCGTTTTTATATCTTGAGAAACCAATACTTATATTTTGTTTTTCTTTATTTACGTTGGGTGAATACAGATGCCTGTTACAAGCCATAACTGCTAAACCTGAGCTTATAGCTGCATCAAACTTTGTTCTATTGTTTATGTCAAATTTTGACCAATCATTAAGAGTTTCATTGAAATATAAATCGCCATAATTACCATTTTGCTTTAAACCCACGTGTTCTTGTATATACATTTCAATAGCGGCAGCGTGTGATTGCTTTATATCTTCACTAGAGTTAGGTATACCACCTATTTCTTTTTCTGTTGTAGATAATTTATTCCAAACCTTGTCAGGTCTATTCATTGAATAACCTCTATAACCTCTACGTCTTATGTAATATAAAAGTCTAGGTTTATTGTTTTCAGCTAGTATTGGCATACCATAGAATATTAATGCCATTAAAACATCTTCAAAGAAAATCTCAGCGGTCTGAGGTCTAGCAACATATTCTAAGAAAAAGTGATTTGGAGGAGCATCTTCCATGGAAAACTTGGTGAGGCCATGAAGAGCTCCTTTGGAACCTTGCCCGTCGACAGTCCCCGAAATATCATAACTATCACAACCAAAAGCACCGATATGTAAATTACCAGGTGATTTATAACCATTTCTATCTACTATATTATTTTGTAGATGTAGCGGTGGCGTCCAGCTTATGTTAAACCTACCCTTAGCATCAGGATAAAATATAACTTTTGAATCCTTAACGCCATTGACCCATTGAAAATTACCTCTAGTAGTTCTTGCACTACTTGATATGTCTTCGTTGTAATCTATTTGTTCGTAGATCTTAGCTAAGTTAAATATACTATTCTTAGTTTCATCTCGGAAAGCATGCTCTTCGGTTCTAGGAAATTGCCTATAAAACTCATTAAGAGCATCTCCATCACTCTTTAGACCATCAACTTCATTTTGCCAATGTTCTAGTATTCCTATATCTATTGTTTCTCCGTATGGTCCTTTGACCTCTGTTTCAGGAGTGTCAAAAACTGGTTGACCATATTCGTCAATAAAACCTTCATAATTCCACTCCATAGGAATAAAAAGACTGTAAAGACCAGTACTGGTTTGTCCGTTTTTGTTTCTTTTATTGACATCTGATCCTTTATATAATTTTCTAAAATTATCTCCTCCCTTGTCTAAAGCGTTAGATGTAGATCCCATCATACACTTACCTATTACTCTACTACCTAATCTTAAGGTTGTTTTCGTAACTCTCCAGTTGTTGAGTATGTTGTTTGGCCTCTCCCATTTCCCTGATTCATCATGCGCAAGGAGTTTGAGTTTCTCTCCATCGTAGGAGTTATCACCGGTGTTCTTCCAATCGATGGTGGTGTCCAAGCCTTGTAGATCCTCCGGTTTTTCGGTGCTTGTAATACTCCGTCTGGTAAGCTTTGATGCTGGGACTCTGAACGCAATTTCCGTTTTTGGTCTATCCATACCGTCTTGGATTGGCTTGAAGAAGAACGGGTAGTTAACTGAGATTGGCACGACTTTGTCTGTAAACATTTTCTTAGCATCAGGACCGGACTTGGACAGGATTCCATAGCGGGCATCGCTGGATATAGT